AAGCATGTTGGATTACATGTCGTTACCAGTAGTCGGCGTGTTGGAGTTCTTCTCCAGCCCACGACGAAAGCTCTCAAAGGCCACATTGGCGTTTGAGAACTTGTTGTAGAAGTCCGCGTCATGAAGACGGGACCCTACATGCCGCACTACCACATTTGTAAGGTGGAGTACGGCTTTGGTCAACGGATCTCCCATGAGAACACCCGTGACCAATGTCACACTGCGTATATTTAACCCCATTTCGGGGCGCGGTGTGCCAAGGGTATTCAGCACGCCACTGGCGTGGAAGAATACCTCTCGGGGAGTGAAACAGGTTTCTGTTACAATTCCCCGAAGGAGGGGCGGGATGCCACATTTGATCATCCACGCATCTCCGTGGTCAGCTGCGATCTCATGATCGAGCTGATCCGTGGCCTCTTTGTAGTCAGTCGATGACGTATAAAGAGCCTTGAAGGTATCTGTCCTTTCGACATATCCTTCATATGCGTCTTCCTCTCGACTGTCGAGAGAGAAGACCATATCCTTAACTTCGTCTGACATCAGACGGCAGAAAAGGTTCCATCCGTGATTGGCCTTGCCCATCCCGGATGCACTGCTTCGTATCCCCTTTTCTAGGGGAGACGAAACAAGCTTGTTCACAAGGTCGAGTACGATCTTGAGACAAGCACGGGCCTTGGTAACAGTACGTGCTTTACCAGGCTCCTTCACCATCGTCAAGAATGCATATTTTAGCATCTTCGGTGGTGTACGGAGAGTGTGGTCTAGCGCGAGCCAGAATACCACCTCTCCAGTCGAATCGAAGGATGACCTACTCTTGTAGGCTTCGATTCGTCCGGTGTAGAGGTCCCGCACAGGGACCCCTTCACCGATCGGTAGAGTAGCAAGAAGTTCTCTTGCTGCCTCTATCGTACCGCCTTCCCTCCGGGACTTTTCCCAGGAGGCAGACGTACTCACTGTGACTCTCGACTTTGTCGAAAGTCCAGTGAAGGCACTGTCGTCGAGGTTGCTGAGCACCTCGTCCAGTGCAGCCTGTCGGATTTGTCTAGCCGTGCTAGACTCCACAGGTTTCTTCAGTGAAATGGTCTTCAAAAACTTGACCTTTGACTGAAGGACAACCAAGGGGGGCGGCGTTCCGCAACCCCTTGTTTGGGACAGTATGCCCAGGATGTATATCCTGCGCGCACCTGTCTCGGCAGCCGCACGTCGCCAGACGTTAACGAACTGCCGGCACCAATGACTTGGAGTCATCTCCATGTTATTGAGTGCATGTTCAAGGGCCCCCCTGTGGGACGCAGCCTTGAACCACTTCCTCGCCGCTTTCATTTGCGAGTAGGAAGTTTGGATGGAAAGCGCCTCCTCTCGGAGGGTACCATCCAGGAACTCATCTCCTATAAGATAGGAGATGTTTCCCAGTGTGAACATGTCGAATCTTTCCCATGTCCACACTTCTTCGGGATAGCAAAGATATCTTTGCAGAAATATCCCGTCGACGGTCTTCAGCATCTCAATGAGACGATCGGACCGTGCCTTGATTGAAGGATTGTGTTCTTCAAACAAGGATTCAACCTGCTCCTTGGACATACAAGGGTCGGTTGATCCGCCAAGGAACCTGTTCACACGGGTTCTTAGCGTGCGAGCCCAGGACTTGTAAGGTCCTTGCTCGTTACACAACTTCCTGAGGGCCTTGCCCCAGTGAGTGTGTTCGTACACAACGTGAAGTTTCACGTCGTGTCGCGCGATCGCATTGAATCGACATTTCGATTTAGGCGATCCTTCCCAGTTGGGTCCTAGGACCTTAGCTGGGAGCGGGTCTTGGAGACGGATTCCGTCTCCAGACCAGACAGTGATTTCTGGGTTCTGACCCAGCATGTCACCGAGGCGATAACCTGCATGGATCTTCCATGGGTCATCGTATCTCAGCCGGTACTTCGAATCTTTTCGAAACCGGATGGTGCCACGGACGGCGTCACCGATGACGCGTCCGGGCTCTTCTGTTTCAGAACCTGACGATTCTGACTCAGAGTCGACAAAAGCGTCATCATCTTGATGC